GGTGAAGGACCAAGTGCCTGATTGGAAGGTACAAACTAACTACTGGAACGTAGAAGATACACAACAGTGGCGAACAGAAGACACTGATAATTTCTTTTACGAGATGGAGGAGAAAAAACATGATTAAAATAATTAAATCTATTGTAAAATGGGTTTGGAAAATTATTTGCTGGCCATTTAAAAAAGCACATCAATGGCTGACGAATTCATTACCAAAGTAATTTATGAATAAGAAACCACTAAACATATCTGAAGAGGCAGCCGTGCAGATGCCTATGAAGACGGTTGCCTCTTTGATCGTCATCGTGGCACTTGGCACAATGGGTTACTTTCAAATTATAGAACGTCTTAACGTTGCAGACACTCGTATACAAATCATGGAAAAAGATCTTGAAGAGAATACAGAATTTAGAATCAAGTGGCCACGAGGACAACTAGGATCACTGCCCGCTGATTCTGAGCAATTTATGATGATCGAAGATCTTTATAAGACCACGGATAAGTTAAACAAACATATTGAGAATATGGCATTAAACAAAGTCAACATAGAATTTTTAAGAAAACAAATGGACAAAGTTTTAGTTGATATAGAAAAATTAAAAGATGCCAACAGAGATTTAGGATACAAGAACGGAGAGTACAATGATTGAGACTGTGGTTGCTTTACTTTTAATAATGAACAATGAAATTGTAGAACACAGAATACAGCCAGAGGGTATGGCACAGTGCCTTCGAAGAAAGCGTCATGCGGAACGTGAGTACCAGCCAGGCATTCAACACTCTTGCATAAAATCTAAAGCAGAAATAGAACAAAATATTGATGGATCTTGGTACATAAAAAAGTTAATATTAGATTAATGTTCGACGATTACATAAAATTACAGGCTGAAATAGTAAACGGCAAGTGTCCTACGTGTCATGAAATGACAATACTTGTTGGACTATCAAAAGAATATTATAGATGTATAAGTTGTGGCGCTGATCTCCAGCAGCATATAAACGGACACATAACATATTTACCTACAATCACACCTAGAACACCCATGTCAGCGGTGAAATACTTTTTTGGCGATGGCAAAACGTAAGTTTACAAACTTTGTACCAAGACCAAAACCACGTAAACGTCCTCGACGTCACTCAAAGTCATTAAACAAACACAAGAAACGATCGTATAAACCTTACAACCGTCAGGGTAGAAAACAATAACTTGACATCATCCTAAAATATCCTATATTCTAGGTATGAAAGATAAAACAATAACATTAACACCAAGAGGTATCTCACAAAAACAATGGTCTAGCTTTTTGTTAGAATTAAATCTAATGAAAAAAGCATGGAAACCATTTGGAGTAAACGTAGAAATAAAAGCATCTGGTTTACGAAATGTTTTGAAGTGGGGCACTACGGTGCATGACGATAAAAAAGATGGAATTAGACATAATCGTTCTAAAAGACGAGCTGTATCACTTAGTGAGATACGCGAAGAACGTGACTGAATGTTTTGATATATGTGATGTGATACGAGAGAATATCACAACGTATATTGATAGTATCAACAGACACATTATCAAAGAAGGTGTGTGGGCTGGCGGTCAGTTTTTTGGATGTATATGCAGATAGAATTAGAAAAGGACGAGCCTTATATTCACAAATGCTTCGCGCTAATATCACTAAGGTTAGCATATCGGAAACCCCGAGCGTTCGAGCCTTTGCTCTCGTTGGAGTACGTGCACGGAAACAACGAGAGTTGTATGATTAAAACACCTACCCTGTGTAGAGAGGGAAATAAAAGTAGGGTAGGTAATGGTGAGAAGATACTCACGCATTATCATGTTAAATCAATTATGTCAATTGATCTTCGATCGGTGA